GGTTAAGTTTTATGAAATGCCAAGCACTATGTCAGATGGTACACAAACTTAATGAACCTATTTGATTTAAACAAAGAAGAAATATATCAGAATACAGTTCGTGTTCTGGTATATCCAAATATTACATTCCAAAAAGATTTAGAAAAAGATAGCTATATTCAAGTTATTAAAAAACAAATAAAACTACTTAATGAAATTCGTGATGACTTATGGTTTTATCTTATACTACCATGTCCAGTTCCATCATTAGAATTTGATAATGTTACACAATGGTTTATTGATTTTGAAACTTATCCACCTACAATGCGAAGTCAATTTAGAGTTGACATAATAAGAAAGATGCTAAACAACACTTTAGACTTTGATTTGATTATGTCACATCTACCAGAGCATACACATCAACTAGTTAATACTATGTACAATGTAACACATCATACTCCACCAGTATTTGGATATACTCATTGGACAGATGTTAAACAAGTAGTTGCATGGCCTAAGGATAGTTTCTTACAGAACATTACTGGATTGTTAGAATATGATAGATGTTACTTAAATACACAATATCAAAAAGAATTGATACTAAATCAATCCAAAGAAACATTTAATGATAAGACTATAGAAAGATTAGATGATATTCTAACAGTTCAACACTTAGGAGTTGATGTTGATGATATCATAGATAATATTAATGAATCACCAGAAAAGATTATTGTTTTTAATCATAGACCAGATACTTATAAACACTTCAAGCAGTTTATAGCTCTTACAGATAAACTATGGGAAACTAGAAAAGACTTTAAAGTGTGGGTGCCGTTATTAGATAAACCAAATAGAGAATATGTAATTACAGATAAAGGTGATAAAAATTTCTACTACAATAAACTTAAAACTTGTTGTGTAGGATTTTCTCCTAAACAAAGTTATGGTGGTTGGTCTGTAGCAACTACAGATGGAATGATGAATGGTGTACCATATGTTATGTACAACGACACATACTATAAAGAGTTGAACTCTAGTGCAGACTTCTTTACTACAGATGAAGAAGCTTTAACTTTACTTAACTCTTATTTAGATACAGAAGTTAGAAATATCCAAGCACAAAAATCAATTGATTACTTGAGAAAAAATCTTATATACATAGATAAGATGATGGAAATGAGTACCTATATGGATAGTTTATTATCAAAACAAAAGAAAATGAGTGATAGCACTAGATTTCAAGATATACTTGAATTTATACAAAAGAATAAATCTGTTACTAAAAAAGAACTAATAGAATTTGTTGGTTGGGGTAGAGGAATCAAATGGACTCCTTATCGTAGAGCTCTAATGAATCACCCAAATGTTTTTGATGTTGTAGATTCAGAACCAAAATATGTATGGAAAGACTCTTGACTTTGTAACAATAATATGTTATAAATATAGTATGGTTTGTTGATACAATCTAAAGACTAGGCTGGACATGGGGGCAGTACCCATCACCTCCACCAAAATATATGGGGGTGAAATAGGATCGACAGATAGAGATAGGAACGAGTAGAATCATAGGTTGAACGCTTAATAGTTCATTTAAGTAAATGCAAACGATAATTTTGCAATCGAGGGTTATGCACTAGCTGCTTAATCTCATGGAGTTCGGTGGGAACTTAGCAACAGAATCCCACCACCTAATTTATTAAGAGGTGAATAAATGAGTTATCATAAAGAAGATATAGGTATTTGCACACACATAGTGGAGCAATACTACAAACCTAACGACCCAACATCAACATATAATTTAAATAAAACTGTTCAATTATGGGTTGACTTTAGTCGAAATGTGTTGTATACTGAGTCTATTAAATCAAACAATTCAGAGGAAATAAATGCAAACACCTAAAACATTTTCGTTAGAAGTTGAAAAAGTCGCACTAGATAAAAAGATTAATCATTTAGATGCTGTCATATGGTATTGTGAGAAGAATGAACTCGAACCAGATTCAGTAGGTCGATTAATTACTAAAGGTCTTAAAGAAAAGATTGAGGCCAATGCAAGAGAACTAAACTACTTGGAAAAACAAGCAACCTTACCAATATAGGAGAAATGGTAATGAAGATAGAAGCGAAAAACGCATTTGCAGTACTTGAAGAAATGCAAATCAAGAGCCGAGTTCATCAACTCGAAGCAGATAACGCCGAGTTGGTTAAGTCCAACGAGGAGTTAAGGGAGAGATGTAAAAAACTTGCATCTCGTGTACCAGAGTGGCCAAAGGGCTACAGACCCACTCGTAGGGCATTTGTGGAGAAAAAGAAATATGAACGTCAACCTAATTGATGTCATGGGAACAGACTTGAGTGTAGTTAACGCTGCTCGAGTCTCTTTCGCAAAAGAGAGTAATGAGTTTTCTAAACAAGATGCAAAACTCATTCACTTTCTTGCAAAACACAATCATTGGAGTCCTTTTGGTCATGCATCATTGCAGTTCAGAATCAAAGCTCCAATCTTTGTTGCAAGACAACTAGTGAAACACCAAGTCGGTTTAGTGTGGAACGAAGTCAGTAGACGTTATGTTGATGATGAACCAGAGTTCTATATTCCTAGTGAATGGAGATTGAAGGCTGATGATAAGAAACAAGGGTCTTCTGATGAAACTATTGATTATAATATACATGGTACTATGGAGTATGTAAAACAAACATATGACAATCTACTGAAAGCAAATGTTGCACCAGAGATGGCAAGAATGGTTCTACCACAGAACTTATATACCGAATGGTATTGGAGTGGTACATTGATGGCCTTTGCAAGAGTTTGTAATCTAAGGTGTAAACCAGATACACAATGGGAAACACAACAAATTGCAAACTTAATTGACATAGAATCTAAACAACATTTTCCAACGTCTTGGAGGGCATTAAGAACTTGAAAAGACATTTAGTATATGGAAACGGAGAGTCAAGACCCATACAACCAATAATAGGGGGTGACTTTATAACATGGGGATGTAATGCAATCTATCGTGACTTTGTAGTTGACAATCTCGTTTCTGTAGACTATGCTATGCAACAAGAAATATACCAATCAGAATATGCAATGAAGAACAAATGTTGGTTTACTGATTGGGAAGTGTTACCAGCAGGATTTAATCCACAGATGGTTATGCCAAACAATGATGAACCAATATTTGAAACACCTCAACTTGGTAGAAGAAGTTGTGTAGTACAAGGTAAGACATATGATTCAGTTCAAAGAGTGATGAGTGAAATTTTAACTTTCAATCCACAATTAGATAAAGCTGATTTAAGAAATAAGTTAGAAAAAGATATTGGAATGTACATCACTTGGGTTGATGAATATAACGATAAAGTAATTAATATAGACTATCCAAAAGGGTGGTCTGCTGGGAATACTGCACTATATCTTGCTTGCAAGTTTGGTGCAGAGGAAGTGTATATGTTAGGATTTGATGGAAGTAACTATTCAGAGAGTATAAATAACGTATACAAGGGTAGTAAGAATTATCTTGCTGCTGACAGTCGTGGGTTTAACACGACTAACTGGGATAATCAATTTAAACTGGTACAAAAGGAATTTCCTAATGTCAAGATTAAAAAGGTTGGAACAGTATTAACATATGAAGATATACATTAACATACGATAAGGAGATAATATGTCGTTAGAAAATCTAAAGAGAAGCAATTCTCTAGACAAGTTACTTGGCGAAGTAAAGAAAGAAAACGCACCCCAAGAGAAGAAGTCTTATAAAGATGAAAGATTGTGGAAACCAGAAGTAGATAAGTCTGGTAATGGTTATGCAGTTATTCGTTTTCTACCAGCAGTAGAAGGCGAAGATATGCCATGGGCAAAGGTTTGGAATCATGCATTTCAAGGCCCAACTGGTCAATGGTACATTGAAAACTCATTGACAACTCTTGGTAAGAATGACCCAGTTTCAGAAATGAATAGTGCATACTGGAATACTGGAATTGAGTCAGACAAAGAAATCGCTCGTAAACAGAAAAGAAAGTTACAATACTTCTCTAATATCTATGTGGTGTCAGATTCTAAACACCCAGAGAATGAAGGTAAAGTATTCTTGTTCCGTTATGGGAAGAAAATCTTTGATAAGTTAATGGCTGCAATGCAACCAGAATTTGAAGACGAGAAGGCAATCAACCCATTTGATTTTTGGGAAGGTGCAAACTTCAAGTTAAAGATTCGTAAGGTTGCTGGTTATTGGAACTACGATAGTTCAGACTTTGACACATCATCTGCTATTTTTGATAATGATGAAAAGATTGAAGAAGTATGGAAGACACAATATCCTCTAGGTGAGTTTACTGCGGCTTCAAACTTCAAGTCTTATGAAGAACTCAAGACTCGTCTTGATGCAGTTCTAAGTGGTAGTGTTACAGTAGGTAATGTTGCAGAAGAACTTGAGGACAGACCAACTGCTAGTCCAGTAGTTGATACTGCTCCAGTAGAATCTGCTTCTATTCCACAAAAGGAAGAAGAAGATGATACTATGGATTACTTTGCAAAACTTGCTGGGTAGTTACAAAACACTTTACTAGAAAGAGGGGGAAACCCCTCTTTTTTTATATGGCGTATCTAGAATTTCTGTTAAACATAGGGTCTGATTCAACAATACTATTAACTGTAGATGTTGTACTATTATTATTTACTGGTGCATTTGTAGTATTGTTATTGATTATAGTTGTATTTCCCGTACCACCTTGTGGTTTCATAATATCAAATTCTTGTGGTGTACTAGTTGCTTGTTCACGATCCAATCCTGCTTTCATTCTCTTAGAAATCATTGATTCAGTTGGTTTACCTTTGTAAGTACTTACTTTTGCTTTAGTAGAACCTTGCGATATATCCATACCAGTAGTACCACCAACAGTTGCATCTGAACTAAATGAAGCACTACTTGTTGTACCTTGACTTTGAGGAGGCCCACCAGCCATACCACCACCCTCAAGTGCGGCTCCTACTTTTTCTTCTTCTGTTTTCTCTCCAAGTAAGAAAGATGCAGCTTTTCTTCCAGCATAATCACCACCGAAGTAACCTATTGCACCACCTAGTAATCCACCAGCAATTGTACCAACGCCTGGGAACACAGCAGTACCAAATAATCCACCTAATGCAGCCATACCAGCAGAACCTAATGCACCACCAAGTAATCCACCAAATGCTTTTATCTTGTCATCTTTAGACATAGAGTCATCCATAAGAATTGCAATTCCTTGACCAGCAGCAAGTGCTGCACCAAGGCCAGGTATCATCTTTGCAGCAAGACCT